AATTATATTTGTAACATCGATATCTGCAGTATATGTTTAAACGAGCGACAATTTAAAAGGAAGAAATGTCAAGAGTAAATAATTTGGATACAAAGGTAGAAACGCCACTTCCTCAACTTCGTAAGTTAATAGAAGCACTTCAACCAGGACAAAAAATTGAGATTGAAAATACAAAGGAAGAGATTCTTCGTACAAAAGAGAATTTGACGCGCCGGCGCGCGGAGCTTCCAGGCGCAGATGATCATCTCGATTATATTGAAGCACTGCTTATTGCTGAAGCAAATGATCAGCTTAGATTCAAAAAGTGACAGACTGAAAAGACTTAAGATGTCGTGTATGACATGCGCTAACTATGTGTAAAACGTGTTGTGGTACTTTCCAAGAAAGACTGCAATTTGAAAGGTGAAATCATCGATACACAGATGATAGTAACTAATAATGGACTGGTAACTCAGCTGGTAGAGTAGTGGATTTTTAATCCATCAGTCGCGAGTTCAAATCTCGCCCAGTCCACGAAGAGAAAACGAATGCCAATCTATCCCTATCTGTGTTTGTGTTGCAAAAACGAATTTGAAATTGAGCAATCAATAAAGGACGAAGTTGGCAGTGAATGTCCCAAATGTAAAATTTGGACGCGCAAGAGACAGATTCCTGCACAGACATCTTTTGCACTAATTGGTGCAGGTTGGGCAGCTGATAATTACTCATCAGTGGTCACCAAGAAGACATCAGACTGACGTCTGATTAATCCTTGAAATAAGATATGAGATTACTAACGTCGTATTTTTTTCTATTTTTCTCGGGCATCCTGGGAGGCTGTATTAGTAAGAGTATCAGTCGTGGTGAAATTATTGTATGGGCTTCACTAATGCCATCTGCAATTGCAGGTGTGATTTGGGGTCTAATCGCAAAAGAGTCGACAAATCTTAGCTTTTCTGTTGCACTTTACAATGTCATATTTTCGTCAGGTTTCATCATTGGCCTGTTAACAATGGGAGATCGTCTTTCATCATCACAAATAGTTGGATTTGTGATAGCTTTAATTGGCACTGTTGTCATGACAAGATGAACAGGTGCTATTTTTTAGCTGTTGCTAGAATTCTAGATGATCTTGCAGCCGGATGTTTAGCTTGCCGAAGTGCATGTTGTGTCTCTGCATCGATCGATCCAAAGACATTCTTTACAATTCCCGTTTTTTTGTTCATTGTAACGACATAGCCGCCACTTGACATTGTGAACGGTTTTGTTAATTTTGTCATATGATCAAATTTTGAACCATCCGCAGATTGAGGATCAAACCACATAGGCGTGACAAAGTTTGACACTGAGACTTTTGCGCCCGACTTTGTTGTGATATCATAGAAATCATCTTCAACTGGGTCTGCTGCTTCACGAGCAATCATAGTACCCGTGAATGTATCTGCCCAAAGATTAACATTCGGATTACAATAAGCTTCGATTACTTCGTGCGACAAAACTGCAGAAACAGACAAAGAGCCTAAAAGAATTGTTCCGCCGTTGTTAAGGATTGGATTTACAAATACCCTTCCCCATACTTTGCCGCTGGGCGATTCAGTATGATAACCCAGCGCCCCGGCGGAGTCGGAATCGTCAAATATTACAATAGGATATCCTATCGTTTCTGGTTGATTGAGTACGATATTCCAGGGTGCGGTTAACCATGCTGGCGCTACATGCTGATTAAGTTGTGTTATTACAGCTTCTACCATCAACAAAAGATCTGAATCATTAACTTTTGTTGAATTGTTAATGATGTTAATTGTGGGTGCCGCGATTTGTGCAACAACATCAGTGGGTGTTGTAATTTGTGTAGTATTGACAGGCGCAAAAGTAAAAGATGATGATGTGGCTGTCAACAATGATGTAGATCTTTGTTTAATGAGATTAACAATAAACTCAGTTGCCGTCGCAAATTTTGGTGTAATTGTCGTAGAAAATTTTGGAATAACAGGTTGTGTCATTGTGATCTATCTCGTTGTTTCTCGTTTAGTGAATATCATTTCAAACATTTTTAACTTCGTCAGATTCGGGTTGACCTTCGGCGCTGCTTCCGCCTGGTGCCAAATTTTGTACTGAGTCCCATATTGTTGCAGCAATTAGTCCTTGAATTCTGTCAACATCTAGTTCCGGAACTTCAGGTTCTGTTACAACAGCAGCATTTTGTATCTGACGAGCAAAAAGCTGACCTTCACTCTTTCGCCTGTTATAAAGCCCTGGTGAAACTGTTAACACACCCTTTATTCTTGCCTTGCTCCAGTCGAGAAGTCTGACCGGCACCTGATCATAGTTTCCTTGATTCAGCATTTTGCATGCTCCGGAACTTGCGTACACACCCGTACCACAATTGAAGCCAAAAGAACAAAGTGCATCAAATTGATTTTGATTTAGTTCAACCTTGATACTATTTTTGATTGCTTTTTCACATTTTTGAACATCTACTGCGAGAATTTGCAAAGCTTTTTCTAGCGAAATTTCAATTCCATCCGGAAAAGATTCACCTGCAGTAATAAGGTGCCCAACACCAATCGTTCTGTAACCTGCGATGTCACGATACGGCTTTAAGACACAACCTTCCCAATCAGAAATGAACTTTAGTCCTGCATGTGAAATTTTTAGAGATTCGTTCATGGATAATAACTATTCATCTGTTATCTTAGATGTAATAAACTTTTGTAATATGCTTGCATTCCAACATATGATATTAACTGTTGTCGAGAAACATTTGAACAAATGTTGATTGTATTGTTTTTAGCAGTGCAAATTATGATCAGTGCAAATTATGATAAGACCAACCTAATCTTGCATGTCTTTTGATAGAAAAATGTTAGTAATGGCTGCAGAGACTGCAGTACAAGGAAGTGATCTTTCACTTGACATAAGAAGTTATAGACTAGGTGCAGTAGGGTTGCGCGCAGATGACGTTATTGTCACGTCTAGAAACTTGCCGGCTCAAGACTGCATTCCTGAGCATCATGCTGAAACTCGACTTGTTCGTAAACTGACGCGCGGTTCTATCGTTTGGGTTGCTAGAATAGGTCGAACTGGTGCATGGCGAATGGCGCGCCCCTGCAAGGGTTGTGAAAATTGTCTTAGAGCATCGGGAATAAAGCGAATTGTGTATACAGTTTCACCGGGTGAATGGGAATCGATCAATCTATGATAGACATTAAAAAGAAAACAAACGTTGTCTTTTTGGGACCGCGCCTAGAACAATGGAAGGAATCATACGCTACACCATCAAAGAAGACTATTTTTAGTCTTTCAGATCAAGGAAATCTACGAATAACATCTAGCCTTTCTAAGCTTAGCGAACAATTGAATGTGTTTGATGCAATAAAATTGCTATCAAAAATATCTGCTGATATGGAAAAAATAATCATCACTGATTAAAGAAAAAAGGAAACAAAATGGAAAACAATACAAATAGTAACATCGAAAACAAGCCGGCAATCTTTACACTTAAGCGCATCGTTATCGGCGTTATTGTAACAGCAATTGGTTTTGGCCTGTATGTCTTCAACAAGCGCAACAACGACATCGAAGTTTGAGAAACATCATAATGACCAAGAAAATCAACAAGTCCAAGCAAATCAATAACATCGAACAGGAACCTGTTCGTGTTCATTCTGAAAATATGAATATGCCTGATGTAGCGAACATGGATGATTTGTCATACGCAACTGACAGCGATATTGATGATCGCTATCGTTATATACTCAATGGCAAAGAGGCTATGGGACAAAATGATTCAGTTCGAATCAAGTGGGAAGAAGAGCTTTCATATCTTCAGCGTGAATCAAAGATTAGAGCATCAAGGCGCTTTGCGCACGAAGCATACCTTCGTGATCATCCTGAAGAATCTAATTACTCAGACGATCAGACTAATTGATTATGCAAATTGAGAAGAAGACTAAGAAATCAATAGCAGCAACAGGTCAGCCTAATGTCATTTCTGCTTATCTAAGCGATCTTAGAGAGTTTCCACAGATAAAGCATGCTGAACTTGTAACACTGTTTCAAACATATGAAACAGGAGGAGTTGCTTCTGAAAAGGCACGCAAGAAGTTAATTGAAGCAAACTTGCGTCTTGTAATTTCAATCGCAAAGAAATACAAGGGACATAACATTCCGCTTGAAGATCTAATTCAAGAAGGAAACTTGGGATTGTTAAAGTCAATCGAACGATTCGATTACAAGAAGGGCTTCAGGTTTTCAACATACGCATCCTGGTGGATCAAGCAGGCAATTAGCCAACATGTTCTAAAACGAAAGCGAATGATTAGGCTGCCTGCCCATGCCGCCGGAGTACAGCGAAAGCTAATTCAGGCATCAATGGAATTCAAGGAGATGACAGGAAGTAATCCTACACCAGAAGAACTTCTGTCTATGGTGGATGCATCAGAGACTGTTGTTAAAGCAACAATGGCAGCTGGGCATCATGTAGTCTCGCTTGATCAGGGCATGCACGGCAACAAATTTGGAAGTTCTGGTGACAGCAAGCAGATGTCGCTGGGCGACATGATTGAAGATCGAGATCCTCATCATGATCCATTTTATAACGTATCATCTCTCGAATTGATGAATATTGTTAGATCAGTCTTATCAAAGCTATCTGACAAGGAAGCAGCAATTCTAAAACTTCGCTTTGGTCTGTATGATGAAGTAGAAAGAGATGATTACATTGCATCTTCAGACGATATTGAACAGCTCAGCCGCGGCGAGCCACTGCTATGATTGAACTAATTACATGTGTGTGTATAGGTGTTTTGATTGTCATGAATGCCGGCGGTATAGTAATGGTATCGATCATTCTCAGCAATATGAAGATCATGATCAATCAGATGTCACATTTTATTGATCATGAAAAATACTCTACGTCAAATGATGGTGATTTGGCTCATAGACTTGCAGAATTACAAAAAATGAGATTCTCACCTATTAGATCTCAGCAACCAAGGATCAAAAAGTGAAAAAGAATCATAAAGCTAAATACGCAACTGTCGAATGTGCAGAGGGTGTAAATTATCGTGAAATTGCTGACATGATGACAGAGATTGGTTTCAAGATGAATCATTCGTCAGCAAGAAACTATGTATTGCGTGTGATGAGAAAGTTTGCAGATGCAATAATTAGTGAATGGGACCTTGATGTTCCATCGGAAAAAATGGATGGAATTATTAAGTCTGTTCATTTTCAACAAGCAGTATCAGATATCCTGCAGCAGATAAAGAGAAAATAAACGCCATGAGAATGCAAAAGAAAAGTTTTTCACGTGTTGCACTTGTCGATCTTTTACGAAGAAAGCGTACGAATCTTCAAAAGTTTTTACATGACTCAGGAATCGTAACATATGAATTGTTGATTGTTCGCTGTAATTCAATGGGAGTTTTGCCACCGACACTTCTTGAATTCCAATCAGCGCGCGGCGCTGGTGTTCTTCATGAGATATCTTCTCCAACAGAAGGTATCATTGTTCTAGAGCCGCCGCCTCTTCCTGAAATTGAAGAGATGATGTCTATTGTTTCAGAAGATGAAATAACAAAAAAGACAAAACAATTACAAAAGAAAAAGAAAATGCTCGAGCCGTCAAGTTCAGAGTAGATCTTGCGCCTTTACTAAAATGTAAAATATGCTACGTTAATAAACCTCTACTCAAAAAATTCGTCTCGGGGCTGCGGTCTCGCGGCATACAAAGGGAACGAACAATGAACGAGATGGCAATTGCATTAGCACTAATTTTTCAACAAATTCATGCTTTGAAATTTGTTGAAAATGAAAGAATTAATGATATTTCAGTAGATATAATTGCTGTTGTCGATAAAGACATAGCAACAAATCAGCTTAAGAGTAATATGAGCCGCTTAGATGCAATTTCTGCAGTTTCAGGGGCAATTATTGGCGAATCTTCATTTAGTGAAAAAGTAGAACATTGCAAGCATGCCGGCGATGGTGGCAAATCAATTGGTCTTGGACAAGTGATGCGAGGAAAGAATTGGGAAGGCTGGAAACGCATGGAAATTTGTGCTTCTAGACAATTACAAATTCGACTTGCATTGCACGTTTTGGATCGTTGCTGGCTCCGTACTCCAAGCGCGCGGGCAACGTTCAAGTGTTATACATCTGGTGACGCAGGAAAAGATTCGACTGTTGCAC